TACTTGTCCCTACACCATAAGCGCCATAAGCTGCTTTATGTCCTATAAGAACACTATACTCATCTCTGTTAGCGTACCCAGCTTGATAGCCAATACCAATAGCATATTGAGAATTGTAATAAGTTTTTAACGCTTGATAACCTACGGCAACATTATAATCTCCTAACGCACCAGCAGTAGACATTGTATCATATCCAATTGCTACATTTCCAAAACCACCAGTAGAGCCTTTTAATGCTCTCCATCCCACCGCAGTATTTGCGCTAGTTCCCGTTGTTCCTTGATGTAATGCTTGAAATCCGACTGCTACTTGATAATCGCCAGATTCGTTATTTTCTAAAGCTGAATAACCAACTGCAACATTTTGAGTGGTATCAGTATCTGAATCATAACCAGCATTGACACCTACATAAGTATTATAAGTAGCAGTACCAGTACTCATATCATTACCAGCACCAGTACCTAATGTTAAATCGTTAGCAGTTGATTGTGCATCTGACAAACCATCTAAATCAGTAGCACCACCACCGCTAACAGTAGCAAAAGTTAAAGCACCGTTTCCATCTGTTTGCAGAACTTGACTTGCGCTGCCATCTGCTGATGGGAATGTATAATCATTTATAGTCAATGTGCCGTTAGGGATGCTAACGTTATCGCTTGTGTCTATGCTTATAGCATCACTAGTCGGACTAGCAGTCGGAACATCAGAACGTGTAATTTTTAATTTATCGTCAGAGCCATCTGTATATATTGACCATCTACGATTATTGTTTTCATTGAATTGCAAAATACTATCGTCTGTATCTTGGCTATCAATTATAAACCTAGAATGTCCGCCATTACTCTCAACTTTTGTATCTAAATCGCCACTATTTAAAACGTGTAAGTCAAAAGATGGACTGTTAGTTCCTATGCCTAATCTATTGTTGGAATCATCCCAAAAAAGATTTGTGTTATCTTGAGCAAGAACACCACTAGCGCCAGCAAATAATACAGAGCCTTGTGTAGCACTTGTTAAAGTGTCACCTATGCCTGTGATACCAGCATCAGTAACTTGATTCCATGCAGTATTAAAATAATATACAGAATCATTTGATAAATCTACAACACGCATTCCATCAACCGCAGCAATACCAACCCATGATGTGCCGTTGTATTCTACAATCTCATGTTGGCTAGGAGAATCCCAACCAGCGTTAAAACTTGAGCCAGTAAGAATGTATCTATCTCCGCTAGATTCAGTAGGAGGCGCAGAAGCACCCGTAACAACACCCAAAACTGGTTGCAACCAATATTCGGAAAGCCACTCGCTTGAGCCTTCATGATTCTTTTTTAAGTATGTGTTATTTGATGCCGTAGTAAATCCTTTGGCTTCGTGCAATTGGTCTTCTGCTAAGTCTTTATGTAGATTTTTTACTGTTATACTCATTTTTTAGTCGTTTTTTTCTTTTCTGTATCTGCGTAAAGTAATAAGTAATGTAAAGATTAAGATACCAGTATATATTAAGTCATTCACTACATCGATATTTATGCTCTCAAATACTTGAAAAGCCGTAGAACTTGCCACGCCACCTCTAAATAATACTTCCTCAATCTTTTCCATGTTTAATAAGTTATAAAACCATACTTAGGCTGGTAGTTGTCCTTTTTATCATACAAAGGAAATTTAGAACTATCTGCCTCTTGTTGGTTTTTTATATAATAAATTAATTCTGCTCTTAAATCGTCTGCATGTGCTAGTATTTGATTTCTTAATGCTGCGTAATCTTCTCTGTTTGCTGGACTGGTAAAATCATGGTCTAGCGTTACTATACCACTACTTGTAATATTAGATTTAATCTGTGGAAAGCATTCATATACTACGTAATGCGCTAACATAGGCTTAATATAATCGTTTAAAAGCGTAGTATTATCAGCTGTTAACGTGCTAGGTGTTGCATCATTTTGAGTATAGATTTCTGTATAAAAATCTTCTCCAAGTAAATCCCTTAAGTACTTACGTTGAACTAATAGAATCTTATTGTTAATTAAAGATTCGTCAAAGTCCTCGTTAGGGATTACTTCGGCTCTTACTTGCCCAGCAGTCATTAATTTTCCTTCAGCCATTAGTCTTTTGCGTTTGCATATACATTTATAGTTCCAGCACTATTGCTGCCATGCTCATATCGTACTCTAAACAAATGAGCAGTAAAACCATCATCACTTAAAATATGTGAGCCACTTGCTGTTGCTATTGTGTACGTTTGTGAATCTTCCCAATTTGTGCCATCTAAAGACCATTGTGTCTTAATAACACCATTAGTAGCATCTAAGCCACTCCAAATTACTTGCACAGCTACGTGTGTAAATGTGCTTATATTATCAGTAATTGCAAAATTTGCTGTTGTATTTGCATTTGCATTGGTTGCAATTTGGTCGTGATATGCTAAATTTCCACTTAATCCTACTTGAGCCATTTCTTATATAGTTTGTTTAGTTAGTAATACGTCTGCACCTTCAATTGGTTGCATTCCTAATAATAATCTTTGTTCGTTAATTGTTAAAACTTCATTTGGTATAATTGCACTAGCCACAGATACTGGACTTGGTGTTTCTACACCTAAAGTAATATCGAATCCAGCTTCCTTAATTAGTTGATTTAATACTCTTAATATTTTGTCTTTATAAGGCTGTATTACTGTGCCATGTATTATTTCAAACTCGGTTTGTATTTGTTGTAGACTACCTAATTTACCAGCCACTTGAATACCAGCTAAACTAGGTGTAAATCTATGTGCAGTAATTATATTTTGTACTGCTAGATTATGCAGTTTTTGAAAATCGCCCTCTCTAATATTGTCTAATATTTGTACACTAGACTTTTGTTCTTGACTGTCTAGCATTTGAAATAATATCTTGCTATTATTACCTTCCCCAGTAAAGCTATCTTTTATTTTTTCTACGTATTCTTGTGCAGTCATGCCATTAGGTGGCTCTGTGCCAAATAAATCTACTATTGCGCCTACATGAAAGCCATTGTCTAGTTTGTCAATATTATATTTAGGTATTCTATACTCTATATCTATCCATTGACTAGCACCAAACCAATCTGGGATGCCGTAATACTGATGCTCTAATGTATATTCAGAACAGTAATAAATGCTATTATTTTCCTTGCTTCCATAAGTGTACATAGGTACTTTAGTAATTTTTTCCTCAGTACCAGCCATAGTCTTTTTCTTAATACTACTCCAATCAGCAGAAATGTAAGCATTATTGATTTTTCCATCTTGGTCAGCTTTTTGAAGCCGTACCGTTGTTATATCTTTATGAAATAAAAATTGACTAGAGCCACGTCTTACAACCTCTAGCGCAAAATTTCCAGTTGTTACTAAATCCCTAGCTAATTTAGTATATATGTCTATAAGACTTTCATCGTGATTATTAATAGAACTAATATAATCTGTAAAGCCTTTTTCTCTATCTATATCTATTGTTTCGCCATTACGATGATAGGTAAAACCATTGCCTACAATATAACCTACCTTTGATTCTATAAGAGCATTGTGCGTACTAGAACGCTTTGCCCTTTTGGCGCAATCATTAGGGAATGTGTTATTGTCGTCTTTAAAAAACGGAACCCATCCACCCCTAAAGTCTTTATTTTTATCGGTTTCAATAGGCAGTCTAGGTTGCTGCACTTTGGTCATTGCCACCGCATTAATTTTCTTTTTTCCTCTTGTCGTTCTTGCCATAATATAAATATAAAAAGCCTAAAGATGGCAATATACCACCTTTAAGCTAATTTATTAAGACTACTGTTGGAAGTCACTTGCATCGGTAACATCTCCCGTATACTCTCGGAATAATTCTGCCGAAATGCCAGCACCTTTAACAACGTAATGATTTGAATCTTGAAGTCCAGCACCAATTACTTGGTCTACTGTCATGTTTAATCCAGCTTTAGCCTCTAAAACAGAATCCCATCCAATCACAAAATAGTGGTCGTTGTAGTCTTCTACAACTATAACTGCTTTACAAAGGTCTACAACCTCTTGTAAATTTGCAGCTTTCTCTTTTGTCATCTTTGGAATAGTAAATTCAATACTATGATTAATTACACTAGAACCATTTTCCTTAGAGCCTTCTGAAGATACGCTAAACGAAAAATCTTCATATTCATATTTTAGAAATGTTCCAGATGCAACCACTACCGCATTAAATTCATGACTAGAGCCAGCAGTAAAAGACGTGATATTAGTAACGTCAGTAATCCAAAGTCGCTTAATGCCACCTCTTCTTTGACTATCAGCGCAACTTACTGTAATTCCTCCCGTTAATGCCATTTTATTATAATTTAAAAGTCAAAAATAAGGGAGAGCCGAAACCCTCCCTATAAAATTTAGTAAGCAGCTACTATTAACTCGTCAGAAACGATTTGAGTACCGTAGTTGAACTTAGACTTGATATATACTTTCTCGTCTTTTTCTTCATACCATACTTTCATTTCAGAAGCTGGGTCAGTAACATCTGTACCAATGATAAGGTTATCTGGCGTAGTAATAACGATAGCATTATCTCCGATAGCAGCAGACTTAGGGTTAGCAGATGTATCAGCCAAAGACTCATCCCAAAAAGACATGTCAATGATAGGAATACCTCTAAACTTTAATTGTGCCACTCCATCTTGTATTCTAGTTAAACCAGAATCAGTACCAGAATTTTCTAAAGTTTCAAGCAAGTTATCATAAACTGTGCTAGTAACCATAGCAACCAAATCTCCTTTAAGACCTCTCATTGCAGCTGGCATAGATTTATAAAGTTGCTTTAATGCAGCATAAGCACCATCAGATGCAAGTACTCCAGCAGCCTCATAAGTAGCAGAAGAATTAAGGTCTAAAGTAACACCACCAAAGCCACCAGCTAAGATTCTTTCGAAGTATCCATCAAAGTTACCATAGAAAGCGTGTGATGAAGTTGCATCAGAAAACCAAGCAGACTTAATTAAATCCTCTCTCATTGCTCTAGAAACAGCATTCATAAGCATTTCTTCGATTACTGTACCAGTAAGGTCAGCACGAGAAACACCAGCCTTTTGAGCCTCAGCAAAGATAGTTTCAGCGAAAGCATCTTCACATTGTTCTACATTTACCTTTAATTTTACTGGGTCGATTACTCTATCAGTAATAGCAACTGAGCCAGATGCAGAAAATCCACAACCGCTATCAGCTTGCAAAATTCCTTGAAGTTTACCTACAACGTAGATATTCTTTTTAGTTTTTACGTCAGACATTACTCTGTGCAAAGCAAAAGGATTTTGTCCAGCACCATCAGCTTGTGGAGCATAGAAAATTTCTTCCAATAACTCTTTACCAGCGTAAGTATGAGTAAAACTAGTTGTTAAAGCGTTAGCCATTTTGTTTAGTTTTAAAGTTAGTTAATAATTAGAATCGCATTTTTTCAGCAAATCCCTCAAAAGGATTAACCTCTGGTGCTTTGTCCTCAATAGCAGCATCTTCCTCACGTACAGCTTTGGTTTCTACCGCTTCCAATTTCTCTACCTTTTCAGTTAATTCCTTAAGATTTTCTTCAAATCCATTTTTTAACTCTGCCATTTCTTGGTTTTTCAACTCAAGATTTTCTTCAGCGTTTTTTAATGAATCTTGATAATTTTCAATTTGAAATTCATAAAGATTTTTAAGTTCTTCAATTTCAGCGTTAAGAGTAGCTTCTACCTCTGTTTTGTTCAGCACTTCTACTTCTTTTCCTTCTGCATTAAATAAACCCTCAATCTTGTTAATAATCAAATCTACTTTCTCATTGATTTTTTCTAAAGACATTGTAAATAAATTTTTAGTTTCTAAATAAATACTATGAGATTCACATGGCATATATATACCACCCTCATGAGTATGGTGTCCACTACAACCTAATTCAGTTGCTCTTTGTTCTGCTTCTTCCATTGTAGTGTATTCGTCTTTGCCTACCATTTCTGCACGTTGATTACGCATATCATACGCCCAGTTTTTTAGACTAATATATTTTTTACTGTAAGGACATTCATCACTAACATTTTTGCCATCTTCTACCTTTCGCATTCTTGCAATAAAGGCTATTGTTTTATTGGCATCCTCTACATCTTTTAAAGTCCATTCCGCTTTTTTCTTGGATAAAAGTCTGAGGTTTCTATTTATTGGTTTTCTATCTACACTTGCCTTTTTACTACAATCATTTTCTGCCCATGATTTTAATTGACTGTAAGACATGTTTACCGATTGTTTATATTTGGTAAAAACCTCATCTATAATATCATTATTATAGTTTATCGGTAGATTAGGTAATTTATTTTCTGATATTTTATTTAATACTACTGCATTAATAATATCCTTAGAAGGAATGTATATTTTATCTATAAAACCTAATCGCAATGCTTCTTCAGCATCCAACCACTTTTCCTCTGCCATTAAATTAGCAATAGTATTGTATCTGCGTTTGGTTTTCTGTTTATAGATATTAATTAGTAATTCATCTATTTGTCTAAGACTTTCTGCTTCCTTTTCTAAATCCATAGCATTACCGCTAGTCTGTGGAGTCCATACGTTATGAACAAGGAATAAAGCGTTCTCAGACATTAACACTTCGTTGGCTGCCATTGCTATAATAGTAGCACTTGAAGCCGTTAGACCAGTGATTTTAGCTGTTACCTTTTTAGGATAACTCTTAAGAAAGTCATGGATTTGTAGTGCATCATTTACTGCACCACCAAGACTAGATATATTTAAAACAAGTTCTTTATCTGCTTCTCTGCCTATTTCAGAAATAAAGGCTTCTGCTGTTAAATTCCAGCTACCAATATCACCAAATATATCAACATGAGAAACGTTTCCTTGATAAGTTAGATTGTACCACGTATTCATTACATAATGATACGTACAGATGTTTCAAAAGTATACCCAATTATTGGAGTAAAGAAAAAATATATAAAAAAAAAGCCACCCTCAATTAAGAAAGTGGCTTGTTGCTAAGATTATAAATATTATACCATATCAGCAGTTAATAATTGAAATACCTTATTATCAATTTTACTTGCACCGCCTATAAATTTGGATTCCATTATTCCATTATCTCTAGAAGGTGTTGCAATATCTCTGTTTGTGTATTTCGTAACACCACTAAATAAACCCCAAAATGTTTGCCCTTTTATAGCCATTTCCTCTGCAAGCCTAGTAGACAATTGTTGTGTTTTATTAATCTGTTGTGTGCTGTACAAATTACTAGCCTCTGATGGTTTTACATCCAAATCAACTTTGGTAATAGATGAAACAACATTTTTAATATCTTGTGCAGTAACTTGTCGTTCAGCCATTTTGAAAAACTTTTTATACAATGTTTCCTCTTGTTGCTTAACGGCAGATAATTCATTGCGTAGTATTTCCAATTTATGTTTCATAGACATTGTATGTCTGATTTTAGATGTTAAAGATTTACTAGCATTATGAAATGTGTTGGAACAAGATATTGTAACGTTTGTTTTTCCATAAGCCAATGCACAAGAACCATCGTGTGAATTTAAAGCTGTAATCCATTTTTTTACAGTATCATTATTTTCTCCAATACCTTTTAGTTCGCCAGTAGCTATTTGTAAAAACACCTTTGCACCGCCTTGAAAACAACCACCTTTTGCTACTTCCAAATCAAAGTTACCAGCAACCTCTTGCAATAGTTCGCACAGTTCATAATTTTGTAAAACTTGGTAACCGCTTTTTACTGTTGTAAATATTGTACCAGTATCTGCTCTGCGTGTTGCAAAATAATCAGTATGTAAATATTCGGTAGTGTCATTCACTTTATCTGCAACAAATAAAGGTGTTTTTTTAACATCCCAAAGTAAACCGAATTTATCTAACATATTAGCAATTTGTTCGCCTTTTTCTAAGTTAGATTCTTGAATTTTTAAAATTGAATTTTTCATAGTCTTATAATTTAGTTATTTAATGATAGTTAAAATTAATTAACTTTCTTTAAAACTAAAAACTTTTTTTAACCAAAATTAATCTATTGTGTATTCTATATGTTTTTCTAAAAAAAACTTAGGTAGATATTTGGTAATTATATTTTGTATTTGTTTATCAGATAATTTATAATCCCTTTCCATTGCAAAACAAAAATCAGTTTTAGTACCTTCTGTATCTATTACATATTTTTGATAATCTCTTACTATTGCGTAGTTTCTTGCCCTTTCTGTTGGAATAATTCCACGTTTTACAAGATAGTATATAAAGTTTTCAAGCGTAGCGTTTTCCTCAAAATAGTTTTTATAATCACTAACTATTTGCTGATTAAATCTATCTAATACGTGTTTTTTTATTGGTTTGTTTGCCATGCTTTCAAAAATCGTTCACAATACTTTAATACTTTTGCTCTTTCTCTACCACAAGTAAAACATACAGTTTGTCTTGGATGCATTCTTTTATAAAACTTATATAATAATAATACCGCATCGTGGTCTGGCATAAAAAGGCTTTTTTTTACTTTTTTAACAGCATCTTTTACCATTAAATAATCTTCCTCTGTTACCATTTGTTTAGTGGACATGACTCAACCAGCAATCGGCACTTTTTATGTAATAAACAACCACACTCTCCGCAGATGTGCCTATTCCTTTGCAAGCCAAGCCAATTGAGATAACTGGCAGTTCTTCGTTCTCTACAATTAGCACAAATTCGCATTCTTTTGTTAAATTCTCTAGCATCTACTTTGTGCATTAAGTTAAAAAAAATAAGGGAATAAACACCTTTAAAAAATTGCTTCACTCTCCACATTATTAATTGATATTTGTTTGTCTGTTGTATCTGATACTACGTTTACCACTTTAATACTAGATAATTGTCTAGCTATTTCTTGTCCTATACCAGCTTCTGTTAATAAATTAGATTGTAATTGTGCAGTTGGTGTCACACCGCCTAAGGCAAACTTTTTACCACCACCAGCTTGATTTATTGCACTTAATAATGGTTTATACATTGATGTGGAACGTTTATTTATTATAGCTTCTCCACCTTCCGCTTCCATTATTCTGCCACCACTAGCAAACTTAATACCACCTTGTGCATGACTTGCACCCTCAAACATACCGCCATCTACTAAACCACCTTTAGCAAATTTTTGTGCTGCGATAATACCAGTCTGTAATGCTGTTTGTGCTGCGATGGTTGCTATTAATGCACCACCAGCTGGTGTGATTGCACCTAAACCACCTAACTGAGCAATAGTTTTAGTAATAGCTACCGCACCATTAATTAATGCTTGTGCAATATCTGCTTGTTTTTGTTTTTGAAATGCCTCTCTACGTATATCTTGAGATTGTTTTTCAAATTGCTCATTAGTTATTAAGCCACGTTCACTTTTGTCTTTTAAAACCTCTAATTCAGCTTCTGCTCTACGATTTATACCAGCACTTACAATATCAAATATTGCATCTTGGCTTTGTTGTACTAAATTTTCAATATTTTGATTAGCCTCATCTCTTAAACTATTTTCTGTATTTATAAAGTTTTTGACATTATTAATACCATTTTCAATATCCAATGAACTAGGCAAAGGCACTAAGTCTTCACGTTCTGCTACTTCATCAATAGCTTCCAATTCAAATTTGGTTTTGGCTAAAGATTGAAACTGAGCATCTAATGCTGTTTTGGCTTTTGCTCTAGCTGCTGCTTCTTCCTCTGATGATTTAGCTGCTGCTTCCTCATTTTTTCTTTGTTCCTCTCTTAATCTAGCATACGTTTCCCATAATGGCAGTATATCTTGTATTTCTTCGTCTTGTGCCGTAAATAAGTCTATAAACTTTTTCTTGGAAATATCCATACGACCAAAAAATTCATCGCTAGTAATTTTATCCAATTCCTTTAATACTTGCTTAACTGGTGTACCTAATTCTGTTTTACCAAACTTTATTAATGCTATTCTAGCTTCCTCACTTGCACCAGTAACTCCTTTAAATATCAATTCAAAATTATTACCAATGTTACCTAAACCAACGGCAGCTTGTGTTAGAAATTCAACAGAATCTTTTAGAAATTTGTTAAATCCACCACCTTCATTTAAAACAATACCTTCCAATGTACTTTGTAAAATATTTAATTTACCTTGTAAAGTATCTCCTACTATTTCTGCCATATCAGCTGCTGTAACAGTACCTTCTTTAAAACCTTGCGACAGTTTATTTATTTGAGTAACATTATTTGCTATAACTGTGGCTACTGTTGCACCTCTTTTACCAAATAAGTCTAATGCAGTTTTGTTTTTATTTGTGCTAACACCTATTTGAGTCATAGCTTCATTAAAGGTTAATCCCTTTTTTGCTAATTCCAAAAATATATTTCTTAAAGCAGTTCCAGCTGTACTGGCATCAATATTTTCATCCACAACCTTTGCCAATATTGCTGTCGTTTCTTCTAATGATGCACCAGCATTTCTTGCTACTGGCGCAACTGTTGCCATAGCTGTACTAAATTTATTCAAATCTAAACCACTTTGTGTAAAACTAGCAGCCATTACATCTGTTACTTTGGTTGTATCTTGAGCAGTAAGTCCAAATCCTCTAATTGTACCAGCTGCCACAACTGCTGCTTGTGCTAAATCTTCTCCAGTTGCCAATGATAAATTCAATATAGCTTCTGTTGATTGTAATATTTCCTCAGTTGTAAAACCTAATTTGGATAATTCAAGTTGTAGTTCTGCTACTTGACTAGCAGTAAATTGTGTAGAGCCACCTAATTCTTTAGCACTATCGGATAATAATTTAAAGCCTTTAGCACCAGCACCGCTTATTGCTCTTACTTTTGCCATACGTACTTCAAATTCTTTTTGGACATTTACAACACCCTTTATAAGCATAGCAAGTCCAGCCACACCAGCAGCTGGTAAAAAAGCATTTTTTAAATCTGTAATAGCAGTTTTGTAATTACCAACATTTCTAAAATTTCGCCCCATAGCCTTATCCATTTCTTTTAGGCGTTTTGTATTGATATTAATTTCTTTAGATAATGCCTTTATTTGTTTTCTGCCATTTTTTGTATTGGGAGATAATCTTCTCATTTCAACAACCAATGCTTTATTACGTTCTACTAATTGGTCATAACTACCAGCAGCAGCCTTAGTAGCAGCTTTATTTGCATTCCATTGCCTTGTTTGTTTATTTAATTCAGCAGATAATAGTTTTTTTTGTGTACGTAATTTTATTTCTCGTCTTGTTAATGTTTCCGTATCTGCACCCTCTTTTCGTTTAGCTTTAGCAACATCCTTCAATAATTTATCTATTCTAGATAGTTCGCTTATTGTTTCTGATGCACCCACCATTTCAATATCAAATAATAATTTTTCTTGTGCCATTTAATTAGCTTTTAAAAAGTTTAATATATCGTTCATTATCTGCATCTTCCACTAGTACATCTTGCACCACTCCATCTATAATAGTTTGAATTTGACCACCAAATTGCACCATTTCTCCATCTGAATCTATTTTTAAAGCAGTTTGCCTATCGTCAGCATTTGTGCCAGTTCCAACTTGAAAAAAAGATGTATTATCAACCGCAGCATAAGAGCCAACTACTGTTTGATTTTTTCCTCTTGCTACATTGCCTTCTCCAAATACTGTATTATTACTTCCGCTTTTAGCATAGTTTGTACCATTATCTAAAACAGCAGCCACACCACCAGTTGTATCTATTCCAGTAACTGGGTCATCATCATCAAATTTACCACCATTACCAATATTCCAAGGATTATTCCTATTGTCATAACCTACCATTCCACCAACTTCGCCAAAATCTCTATTTGGTAAAGTACTGCCTTCTTGTCCACTATCAAAAGTAGCTGTGCCTTGATTTTCTATCTTTACAAGTTCGACCTTTGTTAGTTTAGATTTACTAGGCGCATAATCTATAATCTTGTTTATAACATAATAGCCATGTAAGTCGCTAGGACTGCTAATAAATACTGGTTTTTTTAAATTTATTTCAGCAATATCTTGCGTATCCAAATTAAACGTAGCGGTTAATATAACGCCCTTTTCTATTACATTAATGTATTTACCATAGTGTGTTTGAAATAACCCATCAGAGCCGTTATATGATAGGTTAGTTTGTGTTACATCACCATATCCTCTCATTAAAGCAGTAGGAATATTTGTAGTGCTTGTTCCTTCCCAATCCCATGCTCTATTAGTACCATTATCATCTGTTTGTGTGCCGTATGATTTATATAACAACCTTGGCTCAAACTCAAAGTGTTTAGGCTGTCCAGCATCGTCACCGTTCCAATTGCGCCACAATCTAGCTATTAAAGGTGCTTTGTCTTTTGTTTCTTGTAGTGGAGTAGTAGAATAGATAAGATTTCTATCCATTATATGATACGTAGGTGCAAAGGTAGGATTAGTAAACTTTTGCTTACCTATCATAAATCTATCGTTAAGGTTATATCTATATTCGCCTACCTTATATTCATATTCCTCATTTCTAGCTTTTAAATGTCCATCATTGCTATCATTTTTGTATTCAAAGGTTAATTCTTTTTTGTAATCATCAATAAATGCTAGTTGATAGTCATTCTTATTTAATTTATCAGTCCAATCGTTAGCCGTAGTAATATCATCGTAAAATGTATCTCTAGGCTCTATATAAACTATCTTGTTGGCTGTGTCTGTTCTAAAATATAAATTAAAAGCGTGTGCAATACCTTTTATAATATCCAATACAGTTACTGTATCTGGTAATATATCTTTAAGAACTACACTTTGACCTTCCTTAATTTCTTTATTTATTTCATTATATACAAAAGACCTATCTACACTACTAAATCCTAATATATCATATCTGTGTCTAAAATTATAACCAGTTGCTGCACTACCACCACTAGATGGAAAAAATGTTTTGATATATATTTGTACCTCATCATTGGTTTGCAGATTAATATATCCACTATTAAATCCTACTTTTTTTACAGTATTTGGTACTGTGCTAAATTGTTTTACTAATACAGTTGCTGTTGATGAGCCTCTAATTCTTTTTAAATATATTTCAAAATTACCACCTTGAGTAAATGATTGTATTTGCAATTCGCCTTTAAATGTTGATAAATAATTACTATTGGCAATGTATTTATATGTAGTAGTATTATATAAATTACCAGCATCACTATTTAAATTAGTGCTATCATTATTAAACGGAATAGTATAATCGTATTTGTTGTTGGTTGTGGTTGTGGTTATCGTGTGGTCTACTGATGCCGTACTGGTAACTGATGCTCTAAATTTTCTATTATTAATAAAAGCATCTGTAAAATTAAAGCCACTACCAATAAATGGCATAATTAGTTTTTTAAAATCGGCAGTATCTAAAAATGTACTGCTAATTCTATAATCTGTTTCCCTAAATGCTGCATCTAGTAAAGCTCTAACATATACTGCTGGTTTTAAATCCTCAACTACTGCACCGCTTACATTTTTCCAAGTACCGTAATTAATTAAAGGATAAAAAAACGTATAACTACTAACTGTATCAAGGTCTGAATAACCACCACTCCAACTGTTTTCTATTGTAGTTTTATTATAAGTGTGGTCTGTATTACTGCTTACTGTATCAAAGGAAGTAAGTTCATTTAAATATAGCGTTTCAAAAGTTTTTACCCAATCAGAATTATTACCAATCATTTGTAAAACGTATTCCTTACCGCTTGATTTAGTAATTATATTTTTTATTTTTATCTCGCCTCTTAATATTGGCACTCCATCAACCTTTACTATACAAGGTTTTCTTTGTAGCATTTTATGAGATAATCCAGCATAAGTGCTAACTCCATCAACATAAGTGTTAGGATTCCAAATATGTTTTAATAAGTCATTGTTATTTTTTGTGGCTGGAACATTAAAGGTTTTACTATAAGCACCAGACCTTATTGCCAAATTTTTAATATCAGCTATTAAATAAGTTAAGGATAATGGAAAATCATCACTATCTTTAATATCCAAACTACCTTTAACACCGCCACCGCTTGTTAAATCCCTTAATTCAATTTCTATATTAGACATTTACTACTGTTTCAAATGCGTATGTGTAATTTACTTTAACTTGGAATAGGTTTTTATCGTCATCTATTGTCTTGACTTGACTATCTGTAATTAATATTGGAACGTGATTAGTGCCATCTACTAAAAACACCTCTGGACTTGTATATAATTCCTCTAATACCAATCTAATATATTCTTGTATTATGCCACTATATGCGCTAAAAGTATTATTTGCTCTACTGGTTAAAACTGAAGTTTCTCTATCAGTACTGGTAAAACTTAGACCTAAATTTCTATCATAGGTTTCCTTTGATTGATTTTGTCCTCGGCTATATGCACCATCAAAAGTCCAAGAATCAAAACCACCCTTTCTATTTTTCCATGTTAATCTAGTGCTATACTCGTGGCTTTTTTTATCTATCTCAAACCTATATCTTCCGCTTATCTGTGTTGCACCATCATATAAAAGAATATCATACATTGTAACATTGCTTTCGATTATAGGCAAAGAACCAGCGTTTGTGCTGTGCATATCGCCACTAACAAGATTAGCAAAGTTAGCACAACCTACTCCTAAATCAAATCTATTGCCAACACTAGCTACATCAATATAAAACTCCTCAGAGCCTCCACTACTTTTATGTGCATTAACCCATATTTTTAGGTCTGGTGTTGAGCCAGTATATATACCACTTAATTGATAGCTTTCTGATGTTTTAATTTTAATAGCTTGGTCAGTTCCAAACGGTGTCAAGAATAATTTGCTTCCGCTTCCTAATGTGTAGGCATCTAAGTTTTGAGTATCTAAATGTTGCCATGCTGCATTAACTCCGTAAAATGTAAAGGTAGAACCCGTTTTGTTAGATGTTGTAGCTTCTGTTATTTCATTTGTGCTAGTATTCCTATAAAGACCGCCATAAAATAAGCCAATAGTCTTAAAGGAATTGCTTGTTGTTGCGCCACCTTCAAAGCCTTGTGTCTGCAAGTCATGTGTAAAGTAGTTTTGCAATATCTGTGATATATCAAAAGTAAATTTAGTATGCGATGCAGTTGCGCCAGTTTGGTCTAAGTCTGGGTCTTGAATAATTGGATTGTTATTGTTAATATAGCTGCCATCTACTTGTATTCTTAATGACATTCTAACTAATGCTAAACT